AGAATCGCGATAAATTTGTGTTGAGCTAATCGCTCAACACATAGAGTTTTTGACGCCGCAACGCATCATCAAACTCTCTTAGGTTACTCAAGACGAATCCACACTCGTCTAAAGTCCTGATTATTCGAGGAGCCCACCTGTAGAAAAACCTTCTACCATGTAAGCTCAACTCTATTATTAACTGCTCGTAACGCAGTATTTGTTCGTCTCTAGGTAAAGTTAAAAACCCCTTTTGAACGAGTGTCATTTGCTTGACAATCGACATTATATCAATAGGCAACGCATAACCACAATCATGATCTGCCGACTTAACGATAACTCGTTTCAAAAACTGACAGTCACTAGGTGAAAAAGAAACACCTCTTGCTGATCCAACAAAAGATTTAGTCTCAATAATGGTGCTACCTTTATCAGCGGGTGTTGGTTTCATCCCAATCGACGTCATTATCCTAGCCAACTCGGTATAACACAACCCCTTCAAAATGGGATTGTTCTCACAAAACACCATGGCCATATCATCTCCGTGTGTCATAATTTTAATTATCCTGACATCATAATAATCAAAAATGTGATATGACAAATGGCCACACCAAGATTGTGTTGAGGGGTCAAAGCAACTTAAAGCGTAAATTTGTAAAGCCATGTTGACTAATGAGTTGCTGACAGAAGTTAGCGGATTGCCTGACGATTGTCCCATATGCAAATGGTTTATTATCCATTTGTCCCTAGAGACACAAGCGATAACTACCACCTCAGTTATCAGATCAACAAGTGTTGATGTAAACAATTCAGGATTGGAGAAAGAACTGAAATCCATAAATGATAAAATCATTCTAATGATCTTCTTAAAGACAATTCCAGGGGCTGTAGTGTCCCACTTCCCAAAATCCAAGTCAATAGCCCTTGCCTCCTCCGGTTTAATGCTAAGCATTCCCAAAGCGTTGGTAAGAAAGCTGTCAGTTCCAGAATAAGCGTCCATTTTAGTGAAGCCAATCCCTAAGCGACTGATAGTATCTGCTATTGGACCAACAAATACACGTATAAGCATCTGCATAGGTGGAGTAGCAACCATTATTAATCTAGCTTGCTTGACAACACCTGCTTCTTTAACTTCTGCTGCTTCAGTTTTACCGAAAGTAGTGTAGTAAACGTCAGGATTATTTAAATCAATAATGCCAGACGAAAGCTGATTAAGAAGCATGTCATACCTTTGTTTGAAGTAACTCCAACCAGGGGCGTCATGAGGGTCTTGACCTCCACGTCCCACGTATGACCCTACAGACTGAAG